CAAAAACCGTTAAAACTTATTGAAGCAATCCTTCGGGATTACACGCCGAACCTTGCGGGGGGGGGGCTGCTAGTTGCTGATTTTTTCAGCGGTTCAGGAACAACTGCAGTTGCCTGTTATAATCTCGGCCTTGATTTTATCGCCGTCGAAAAAGATGAAGATTATTTTAAATTAAGCGTTGAGCGGTTGAATAATGCACAAAGTCAAATGAAATTATTTCGGTTATGATTGAAAAGTTTTTAAATAAAATCACATACGGCGATTGTCTTGATGTAATGAAACAATTACCTGACAAATGTATTGATTTAATTTTAACCGACCCGCCGTACGGCGAAAAGATGTCAAGAAGAGGAACTATAGGTACATCAAACAGGGGGATTGCTAAAAATTACGGGAAAAGCGATTGGGATGATAAAATACCCGATAAAATTTATTTTGATGAAATGTTTCGGGTTTCAAAAAATCAGATAATTTTCGGCGGAAATTTTTTAGCACAGAATATCGGTAAAAATTCACCTTGCTGGCTTGTATGGGATAAAAACAACACCGGTAATTATGCGGATTGCGAATTGGCGTGGACATCTTTTGCTACGGCCGTTAGAAAATATTCTTTCACCTGGAACGGAATGATACAAGAGGATATGAAAAACAAAGAATATCGAATTCATCCGACACAAAAACCCGTTAAATTATTGGAAAGAATTTTAAGGGATTATTATGATAGTTCATCAAGCGGGGTTGTGGCCGATTTTTTTTCCGGCTCCGGGAGTGTTGCTATCGCCTGTTACAATCTGGGAATACCATTTATAAGCGTTGAAAAGAATTTGAAACACTATGAAGATTCGGTTAAAAGACTGCAAGATGTTCAAGCACAAATAAAATTGTTTAAAGGTTTTGTATGATTTTAGAAAATCTGAAAAATAAAATTACTTTGGGCGATTGTTTAGATATTATGAAACAATTACCCGACAAGTGTATTGATTTGGTTTTAACAGATCCGCCGTATGGCATAAATTGCGACGGTGGTTCTTATGGTCTAGGTGTAAAACCTAAAGAGATTCCTAAAAAAGATTGGGATGATAAAATACCCGATANATTCAGGCACAAAAAAGATTGTTTAGGGGAATATTTTGAAATGTTTGAAATAGATGACAAAGATTTAAAACAATTAGAAAAAAATCTGAACAACGTTAATAAATATGCCTTTATAGATACTGTTCGTGCCACTTTAAACGCCGAAGCATATCAAACAATGGTTCAATACAAAAAGAACGTGCGTGAAGAACTTGTTATCCGTACCCCTAAGAATAATATTGTAATGAAATCTATCGGTTATGAAAAAACAAATTATTCAGAAAAAAATATTGAAAATCTTGAATCCATAACAGGACAGCGGGCGGAATTTTACGGCAAAAAAACCGACCAGTTAAGGAAGCAAGAATTTGGAGAAACTATTATTTCAAAGGGCAGATACACGCCAAAGGCCACAAAATACACAAGGGGCGGAAGTTATAAAAAGACGGTGCCAAAACAAAATTTAATTGCAAGAACAAACGCCAAAAAAATTGAAGATATTGCCAAAAATCCGGTTAAAGGGGATATTGCAAAACAATTCAGGCAAGTTGTCGCAGTTGTTCATAATACACATAAAACAATAAACTATATCCCGGACGGGGAAACCTCCCGTCATAAATTCGGAATTTTCCAATTTAAAGATACGGGTACAATCAAGAAAAAAGACGGACGGAGGGTAATCAAAGGACATTCCGGCAAACTTCTCTATTCGTTTAAAGATAAAAGACAGGAATTACATAAACGCCCGATGTTAAAGCCTGCGGCAGATAAAATCGGCGTAAAAAGCGGTGAAATATTTGAAAAAGAAGCCGAAAAAAGGTTAATTAAAGAGATGTCTAAAAATCTAAAAAGTTAAGGAATAATTCAGCATAATCCCTGTTGAATTGTTCAGGGGATTAAAAAATGCTTTTAACGAGAAAAGAATTTCAAGATGCATATTGTTTCAATTCTCTATCGGCAGTCAGTCGTCTGTTAAAAGAGGGGNGTTTATTTTGATGAAATATTTCGGGTTTCAAAAAACCAGATAATTTTCGGCGGAAATTATTTTACTAAGTATTTAACTCCTACAAAAGCCTGGATTGTTTGGGATAAAATAGGAGGATTAAAATTACAGAATAATTTTTCACAATGCGAGTTGATATGGACAAATTTTAAAACCGTTACTAAAAAATTAACTTTTATTCAACAAGGGTTTATAAATGATAACAAAGAAGAAAACAAGAGCCGATTTCACCCGACACAAAAACCGTTAAAACTTATTGAAGNAAAATAAAAGTCAATAAAGACGGGTTTATTGATACAACATCAGAAGATAATATTGAATATTGCAACTTCCGCAAAAAAAAACTTGAAAAACTCAATCAAAAACCCCAAAAAGAAAAAAGGGAAACCGTAATTCAGGAATCAACATCTAAAGGCCGCAATCAAAAATCTGCCGACCAACTGGCTTTAGAGATTGATTTATTAAACGCAAGACTTGAAGAAAAACAACAAAGAGCGGAACTTACAAAATTAAAAATCGCAAAAGAAAGAAAAGAGGTCATTGAAACCGATGTTCTGAACCGGTGTATTCAAGAGATTTTCGGCGATATGATTAAGCGGTTAATCGAGATTCCAAATATTTATGCAGGCGACATTATAAAAACCGTTCAGTCGGAAGATAATCCAAAAGAATTAGTTGTTGAATTTTTAACACAAAAGATATCGCAAACGTTAAAACTTGGGCTTCAATCAGCCAAAGAAGCCGCAAAAAAATATTACGAGGGGTAAAGTGACAGATAAAACGAAACAAATTGATAAAATTTTTGATATTGTTTCGGCTTTAATCCCGAATAATACCTTAATGTTAGTATCTGAATGGGCGGAATTAAACAGGTATTTAGACACTAAAGCATCAGGGCGGACAGGTTTATTTGAATTTGAAAATGCACCGTATTGCCGTGAAATAGCGGACAGATTTTCAAAAAATGACCCGACACAAGAAATCGCCATTATGAAAGGGGTTCAATTAGGGCTTACCACTTCCGTTATTGAAAATTCAATAGGTTATTCAATAGATTATGACCCGTGCCCTATGATGTTTGTTTTCCCAAATAAAGACCAGGCGGAAGAGTATAAAAAAATCAAGATTGACGGATTGATTGATAATTCGGGGTTAAGAAGCAAAATTACGGCAGAAACCGACAATAGAAATACAAGAAGGACAGGCGATACATCTTCACTTTTAGAATTTAAGGGAGGGTTTTTAAAACTTGTTTCGGCAAACAACCCGAAGGAATTGCGTTCAACCCATATTAAACGTTTATTTTTAGATGAAGTGGACGGCTACCCGGATAAAATAAAGGAAGAGGGCGACCCGATTCTGATTGTGGTTAGCAGAACCGACGCTTATTCGGAATTAGGAAGAAAAATTTGTTATAATTCAACCCCCGCCCTTAAACACAACTCAAAAATTTATCTTTGTTATCTTAAAGGCGACCAGCGTAAATTTTTTGTACCTTGCCCGTTTTGCGGCGAAATGCAGGAGTTGGTTTTCTTTCAGCCGGACGGCGGTCTGTATGATGATGACAAGGCCGTAATCAACGGAAAAATTAAAACAAAACCTTACGGGGTAATATTTGACAGCGAAAAATGCAAAGAGGGCGATTATTCTTCTGTATGTTACAGATGTAAATATTGCGGAGGAGAATTTAAAGAACATCATAAAAGGACAATAGAGAATAAAGGTGAATGGCGGCCGACAGCGATTTCAAAAGTACCCTTTTATGTATCTTATCATATTTCCGCATTATATTCTCTGACACGTCCCTGGTGGCGTATAGTTCAACGCTTTATAGAAGCGGGGAAAGACCCTGAAAAATTACAGGTTTTTTACAACCTTGATTTGGGATTACCTTTTGAAGAGAGAACGGGCGGAGTCGAATATCAACAAGTTCACAGACTCAAAGACGATATAATGCCGCCAAATGTTGTTCCGAAAGAAGCCTTGTTTATGACCTGTGCGGCCGACGTACAAAGAAACCGCATAGAATGTGAGATTAAAGCCTACGGCGACAGGTTCAGGTGCTGGGGAATTGAACATCGTGTTTTTTACGGCAACCCGCAGGATATATATGATCCATGCTGGCAACAATTCAGAGCAATAAAAGACGAAGTGTTTACGGACGGCCGTACCGTTAATATTCAATTGGTTGACTCCGGCGACGGGGAAACTCAATCGGCCGTTTATGACTTTTGTGAAACATTCGGCGAGGGAATAATTCTTCCGTTAAAAGGTGTCAGGGTAACAGAGCGAACAAAAGAAAAAATAAAAATCGCTGATTTGAAAGACTATACAAATATTTCACTTGTTGAAATTTATGTTGATTTATACAAGAACATACTTGCCCGGTATTTTGCACAGGAAGAGCCGCAAGAGGGGAATTATTATCCCGACGGCTGGCATACTTTTGCTAATTCATACACTGACGAATATTTCAGGCAATTAACAACAGAGCAAAGAACAAAAATTACAACTCCGGGTGGAAGTATAAAAATTCAATGGGTAAAACACGGCAGAAATGAAGCATTCGACTTGAATGTTTACAATCTGGCGGCAGCGGATTTGTTTATAAGAAATATTTCGCTTTATGTTTTGGGGCTTGACCACCCTGACCCACGAAGTGTTTTTGATTATTTGAAAGCAATTAGAAATATTTAAGGAGGTAAATAATGACTGCCACAGGCTACACTATAGCAGAAATTAAAGCGAATATAACCGTTTTAAATGAAGCCTATCAAAGAGCGGCAAAATCCGGAGGGGTTACGTCTTATACGTTAAATTCCGGTCAAGGTTCCTCATCGGTTCAACAAGCGTCGCTTTCAACTATAAGAACGGAATTAAACTACTGGAAACAGTTATTACAGGAAGAAAACGAATACGGAAGCGGTTCACACTGTACATTTATTCGTGATGCGGGAGCGTTGTAATGGTTCTAAATTTATTATTTAATACGTTATTTGAAAATAAAAAGAAAGAAGATAGGCATTCGGCGGCCATATATCCGGCGGGTACATTCTGGGGCGGAGGCTTTGACGGTGAACAAGAGCCGGGAGCGTTTAATTATGCGGCGTATGTATATGATGTCAATTATTACGATATGGCACGCCGGGCCTATACCCTGGTTACTATAAATGAATTCGCCCGGATTATGATTACACGGTTAACGGAATTTGTTGTGGGTACGGGTTTAAAACTTCACCCTACACCCGTAAGAAATCTTTTGAAGCGAATATTTGGAATAACTATCCCGGACGATTTTGCTAAAAATATTCAAGAACTCTGGAGTTTAATTGAAAACGACAAAAATATTTCAATTACGAAAGACCAAAATATTCACTCTCTGGCCAAAACCGTATTTTATAACGGCTTAATTGCCGGGGATATTCTTGTTGTAAAAAGAATTGTGAATAATATGCTTGAATATCAGTTAATTAACGGACTGGCGGTTCAATCTTCAAAATCTGTGTCAGAAAGAAAAAATAAAATTATTGACGGGGTTGAAATTGATAAAAACGAAAAGCCAATCGGGTATTATATTCAAGATAAAGACGGCAAAGAACAATATATTAACGCCAGGGATTCAAAAGGGCGTTTAATAGCGTGGCTCGTTCCCTGCGGGATAAAACGGCTTAATTCAACCAGGTCTTATTCAATACTTGGGGTAATAATGCAAAAACTTCATAAAATCGGGATGTATTCAAATTCCGAAGTTCTTGCCGCTGAAACAAACGCTAAGTTTGCCGCCTGGGTGGAACAGGATAAGGATTCAACAGGCGTAAACCCGATGAAATCAATTCCTAGCGTTGCTCGTTTTCTTGAAAATCAAGGAATTGGAACAACGGCCGACGGCGGCGGAGTTGATTCGGCAGGAATTGAACGTTTTAAAAAATCCTTAAAACAGATTGCTTCGGGTTTATTTATCCATATGCCAAAGGGTCAAAAATTAAATTCTTTTGACACAAAAAGACCAAATGTTAATTATACAAACTTTCTTGACGGTTCAATGAAATACAATACGGCATCCGGCGGAATTCCTTTTGAAGTTGCCGTTATGCAGTTTTCAAATAATTTCTCGGCTTCGAGAGCGGCTCTAAAAATGTTTGAAGTTATTCTTACAAATAACCGCCAATTTTCAGTAATTGACTATTTTTACCAGCCAATCTATGAACAATTTTTTGAGTTGGAATGCTTAAAAGGGAACATTCAGGCCCCTAAATATCTTGAATTAAAAAATGATAACGGATATTTAGATAATGCCTATACAAAAGCAAGGTTTGTCGGTGTAAAAATTCCTCATATTGACGAGGTTAAGGAAGTAAACGCCGTTCTTTCAAAACTAAAAGGCGGGTTGACCACCTTCGAACAGGCTCTTGAAGATTTGGGCATAATGTCTGATTTTGATTCGATAATTGAACGTCGAAAAATAGAGGAAGAAAAAATTAAAAAAGCAGGGTTAAATTTTGAAACTCTGTTCGCCCCTGATAGCGGCGGGTCGAAGGATGAAGATACCGAAACGGATATAATTACACAAAAAAGGTAGTAAAAAGAGGAGTAACAAAATGTCAGAAGAAAAAAAACTAAAAGTTTCAGATTTGCCGGAACAAGAGCAAAAAGAAATTTTACAGCAAGCGTATGCTGCAGGTTTAAAGGGTACTTTTAACGGTTGGAAGGTGGAAACCTTAAAACAAAAAATTAAAGAAGCACAAACGCCGGCGGCAGATGAAACAAAAGACGCCGAAACGTCAACAACGGAATCCGAAAAAGAACAAGATACAGATACTAATGAAAATGAACAGGCGGATTCATCAACAAACAAGCAAAATACCGAACAAGAAAAACAGACCGGGGAAGAAACCGTTGAAACTGAACCGGAAAAGCCGGAGGAACCCCCGGCAGAAAAAGAACCGGAACAAATTAAAAAAGAAGAACAAACACAGGCAGAAAACAAACAAAATGCCCCGGAAGTTGCAAAACCTAAAAACAAAGGCTTGAACGGTATTTGTCATATTTGCGGCTCTAAGGTTGAAAATGGTATTTGTACAGGTTGTAAATTTTTTCGCTAGGAGGTAATAAATGGCTTTTAAAATAAAAGGCGTTATTGGAGTCGATATTGACGGCGATGATTTTGCGGAAAGACTTTCAAGAGTATCGGGCGATGTTGAATTTGAAATCAATTCGCCGGGCGGCTCTGTTTTTCACGGAATACGAATTTTTAACGCCATAAAAAAATATGACAGAGGTAAACGCCGCATGCACGTTGTGGGTGATTGTTCATCAATGGCGGCTTATATAATGCTTGCAGGCGACGGCGATGTTGAATTTGAACCGAATTCAATAGTTGTTTTGCATAATCCGTGGAGTTTTGCTATCGGTGATTACAGAGCAATGCAAAAAGAAGCCGAAATTTTATCGGGAATGGCAGAATTATACGCACAAGAATTTGTTAAAAAGGGGTTGTTTGCCAAAAATGAAATTCGTCAGATTATGGACGCTGAAACCTGGTTTATGGGTGAAAAACTCAAAAAACTGGGTAAGGTTCTTGTCGATAATGAAGAGCAATCCCAACAGGATGATGAGCCTGCAGAAATCAAAATTGCGGCACTTCGAATGAGAATAGAGGAGGCAAAAGCAAGGATAAAAACTTTAAAAATAGATGATGAAGCGGGTAAAATTGCCGCTTTAATCAAAGAAAATAAAACATTCGGATTCAATAATCCGGTAGGACAGACAGTACAAAACGGGAGCGGGTCTGAAATCCCACACCGGGCAAAAACAGAAGGAGAAATAGAAATGGTTACAACATTGGAAGAATTGAAAGCACAAAACGCTTCCGTTTACAACGAAGCAAAAGCGGAAGGCCAAAAAGAAGAACAAAAAAGAGTTGCTTCATTAATGCAGTTTATTGATATAGATAAACAAGCGGTAATCAACGCCATTAACAACGGGGTTAATGTTAATGATAACGAATTTCAGGCTTCAATTTTAATGGCAAGAACAAATAAACAACAGATTGCGGAAATGGAAGGCGGCAATCCCTCTGCGGTTGCACCACAGCAAGAAAACCACGCCCCTGAAAATCAGGAACAACAAACAGAGGAAGAAAAAGCAAAAATCCAAAAAGAAGCCGAGGACAGAAAATTACAAGGTATTTTAGCGGCTATGGGGATTGAATACAATTCGTAATCACTGATAAAAAAGAATTATTTCTTACTGAAATTTACACGGATGACGGGTAGTGTATAAAAATCCCGTCGTTTTAATACAGTAAATTCATAATTGATAATTATGAATTAAAAAAAGGAGGAATAATAAAAATGACACATATCGACAATTCAAAAATTTTTCACAATGGCGTTTATGCTGATGTTAGCGTTTACGTTCCAAAACAAACAACTTATACGCCCGGAACCGTTCTTGGCAGAGATAGTACAGGAAATTTGACGGCTTTTTCAACTGATTTAAATGTTGCAGGTGATAATGATACTCCGGCATTTACATCAAGCCCTTTATATATTCTTGCTCAAACGTTAGAAAACGCCGATACAAGCAATGCTGCAACAATTGACCTTGTCAGGGTATTTGATTCCGGCGTTGTTGATAAAAACGGGCTTGTGTTTGTAAAATCTGCCGACGCAACGGATAAAACAGTTCTTGACGCTCTAAAGACGAATAACTTCCGTCTTGTTAATGTTGAAGAGTTAACAATCCCTTCATCCCTGGGTGAATAAAACAGTTGTTAAATTGTAATCTGTATATTTAAAATTTTCACACACTTAAAAATATTCCGCCTGACAAATCAAAGATTTGAAACGGCGGCATAGAACGGTTATGCCAAAACGTCAACCCTCAACGGGTCGCCGTTATTGGCTTCACACACTTAAAAATAAAGGAGGAATAATAAAATGACTAATGCAATCAGAAAAGCGATGGAAATCGGGTTTGATAAAAAACAAAAACCCTCAATGCTTTTGGCTAACCTGTTTAAAAAAAGACAATTAAAAGGAATTAAAGTCGAGTTGCAGGGAAGAGTAGTTGAAAGTTACTATTCAGTAGATGTAAAACTAGGTACCGGCGGCAGATACAATTCACTTGATGAATACGATAAAAGAGATTTTATCGTTCCCGAATATAATGATATTGCTTCTTTGACTGAAGAGGACGTGTTTAAAGCACAATTCGGCCAAACCGAGTACGACCAGGACGCAAGAATTATTGAAGCGATTAACGACGGACAGGAAATCTTTTCGGATAAACAAAGACGTGCGGAAGAAAAACAAGCGTCAGACGGTTTATTTAATGGAAAAATTGTTCTTGCCGGCGGCAGTAAAATTGATTTTAAGAAAAAAGCAAGCCATTCAATTTCTGTTTCTTCCGCAAAATGGAATACTGAAACTGCAGATCCTGACAATGTAATTTTAAACGCTATCAATTTGTGTACTGCAGACGGTAAAATTTCGGCTTCTGAATGGAATATTTTCTTTGAAGATAAGGGCTTAACCGCCTATCTTGCAAATAAGAAAGTTCAGGAGGCTTCAAACTGGAATAGCGGAATTAAAAGAAGCGATATAAATATCCCGGAAGAATTGACCCCGGGCGGTATGTTCCACGGCAGACGTTCAGTCGGCTCTTATGTTGTCAATGTCTGGAGTTATAATGAAAAATACACGGTTCCAAAAGGATACGGGTTTGCAAAAGAAGGGCAACAATGCGGTTATATCCCGGACGGATGTGCTTTGCTTGTGCCAATGAACCCGAACTTTTACCGCTATTATGGGGCAATAAATAATACAAACGCTCCAACAACTCCGGGAATTGGCGGAAATAAACTCCAGTTAGTTGAACAAGAACAACTTGCTTATGCTTATGATATCTTGGAGGACGGTTCCGCTACAACTAAATACGGCGTAAAATCCCGTCCGCTTTTAATTCCTGCGGGGATTGATGAATTCGCAACAATTCACGATATTGTTTAATTTTTAGCAATACAAAGTTTGTATAAGCGTAAGACACAAGAAAAACAAAAAATAATCGGAGGAGATATGGGCGTTTTAGATGAAATGCTCGCAATCCACAAAGAAACCGTTCTTCTTACGGGGAACGGTTTTAGTGTGGATTGTGTTTTAAAACCGGCTAAAAATCATCAGGGTTTTTCATTAAAAGGATTTTCGAGTTTTATCGGGGTATCTTTTGACGAATCGGGAATGGGGTGCTTCGGAGATTCGTTTGAATTAACAATCGACATCAATGCTCTAAAGAATTTAACAAATTTAATTCCGACCAGAGCCTGGGAGGTCGAAGTGAAATTTCCACAAATGGATAAAACGCCCGTTAACTTTCGTATAGAAAACGTTGCAACGGACAGAACGCTCGGTATGTATTTAATCAAATGTTCGGCTTCAACCGCAAATGGGGAAGGAAAAACAGTAACAAGGCAAAGTTCGGGAGGGTTATAATGACATTCCAATCAATAATTACACCGATGAACTTTACTCTTGTAAGGGACGCTATTGTTCAGCATATTGTTAATATTCGTGATTCCCAAAAAAAATTAGCAAAGGATTTGGGGGCGGATGATTTATGGATAAATCAAATAATTGACTTTACAATTTTCCCTAAACGTTTTCGTTATCCTGATGTTGAGGATATGCCCTGTGTTTTTGTCTATTTTAATGAGGTTGATTACCCGGAAGATGAACAGGATATATACGAAAATGAGGCCGTTGCAAACCTTGTTGTTGAATATTATACAGTTGGTCTAAATGAAGAAAGCCAAACTGCGGATTCAAACGCCGAAGATAGGTTGAATTATTTAACCGCACAATTGTATAAAATTCTTTGTTCCGAGGCTACAAATCTTTACGTTGCAACGGAAAGGCTTATTAAAGGGGTTAAGATTAAATCGTGGAAACGAGTATTAACGCCCGATGACAATAATATTGCTTCAACTGTATTGGGGGCAAAATTTGAATTTGAAATCAAATTCACAGAGCCGACCAATTATACAAATACTTTTGATATTAAAGAATTTTATGCAAAAGCAAATATACGGGACGAAAATATTGACCCGTTTATTAAAATAATTCTCGACTAACACGGTTACGGCTCTTTCGTCTTGCTTAACGCAAGCCGAAGCGAGCCTTCACATACTTAAAAACATAGGAGGATAAAAATGGCAATTACAAAAGGACTTGACGTTTCTGCCATTGCTTCGGCAACAAGCGTTATTGTCAGACAAAGAAATCAACAGAATGCTGCCAATTTAAGACCTGAAAAAATAGTTGTTTTGGGTCAGGCACAAACGGGGTCAAAAGCAAAAATAAACAATCTTGTTCTTGCTTCGGGCAGTGCTGACGACATAGGTACAATATTCGGTTATGGTTCACCGCTTCACAGAATGGCGTTAAAACTTTTCCCGAAGGCCGGAAACGGCTCAAAAGTGGAAACTTATTTTGTCGCCGTTAAAGAGCCTTCCAGTTCATCTGCCGAGGTTAAAACTCTTGCAATTACGGCAAGTAACGGGATTTTAAAATCATTAAACGGCTATTTCGTTTTGAACGACTTGACCTTTGAAGCCGCTGCAGATGTTGCCGGTAAAATTGCGACGAGTTATCATAATAACCCCGCTCAAGATGTAAGGGGAACGGATTTAAATATTTATGAAAAAACGGCAATTCCTTTTACTTTCACAAAGGGAATGACGGTTGCAGACTGTTGTAATGCTTTAAAAGAGGTTCTTGACGAATATTTAGAACTTCCGTTCACTGTAGCACTTAATCAGGCGGATTCAACACCGACAGGGTTAACCCTGACCGCAAAATGGAAAGGGTCTGACTCTGTTTTTGATTTTAAATTAGTGGATGAAGATTACAATGATATCGACTCAACCGTTTACGGTTGTTCTTTTGAAATTACAAGAACAACGGAATCTGCCGGGGTTGGAACATACGGAGATGAGGTTCTTGACTTAATGAGTGAAGAACTCGGCGTTACAAGGGTAGTTTCTCAATATGCCACATCAACCGTTCTTGATGAATTACAGGAAAAATTTGAAGCGTGGCGAAACGACGGTTTAATTGCTCAATATGTTTTATGCTATTCGGCAATTCAAGCCCCTGAAAGTGAAGATGTTGAAGGAACGTGGGACACGGCTTCTTTAATTTCAACGGGTACGGCACGTCGTGATGACGGTGTTAATGTTCAAATTGTAGGCGACGCCGGTAATTTAAGGCCGCTTAAATATAAAGAAAGGGATACGCTATTAAAGGCGGGTTACTCAAATATTGTCAGAAAATCCGACGGTTCTTATCGCCTAATGGATTTGGCAACTTTTTATCATCCCGTAGGCAAAACAAATCCTTTATTCAGATTTGACAGAGATGTAACAGTTGTTGCAAATATTTGTTATGACTTTATCGCACGTTTCAGGGATTCAGACGAATGGAAATCCGTCATTCTGATTGGCGAAAATGATATTACAACAAACCCGGCGGCACGTACATTAAAAGACGTAAAAGCGGCGGTTAATACTGAAATTTCCCTGCTCGGTCTTGCGGCGTTGATTGCAAATTATGCGGACGCTCAAAAAAATACACAGGTTGAAATCGATTCAAGTAATCCGAACCGTGTCAATATAAACCCGGTCTTTGATATTACGGGAACCGGAAGAATATTTGATATAGTTAATTCTATCGGTTTTAATTTCAAAGGTTAAAACCCGGTAATATCATTATTTTTCGTAAATTATAGGAGGGCTTACAAGCCCCCTTAAATTTAATACAGGTAATAAATTATATACAAGACGGTTTAAAAGGCCTTAAATCGCCTTGTGCAGAAATATATAGGAGGTTAAAAATGGCAAAATGCGGCGACGCCGTTTCGCTTACATTAAACGGAACAAAATTTGCAATCCCAAAAGATACGGAACCGGTCGTTATTGAGGGCGGTTTAAAGATAACAGAAACGCAGGAATTCGGGGACGGTACAGGCGACAGTTATATGTCTAATGTTCTGCCTAAAATTACGGGGCTTAGAGTAAAGGTTACACCGAGCCTTGAAGATGCGTGGGCGAACGCCTGTTCAACACCTGATATTCCTATTATTTATGAAACAATATCAAGAACTTATGAACTTACGGGTAGCATTATAGGGGGCGAAGTTGAAGTTTCTACAACCCGTAATATAACAAATGAATTTGAAGTTCATTGTACAGACGGTACCGGAATTCGTAAGTCTTAAAATTTACCCGTCGTTATATTGATGAATATAAGAATGGGTAGCGAATCGGAGTCGCCTCCGGCGATTCCGATTTTTGTTATTAAATTTTAGTCAAAAAAAAAGGGGGGGAATGGGATTATTAACAAACTCTGTAACCTTGCTTGGCAGGGTTGGAAAATATAAAGAATGTAAATGTTTTGAAACCGGCGGAATGCTCACAACAATAAATATCAGCGTTAAAACAGGCGAAAAATGGAATAACTTTTTCGTTGATTTTTTTAATACAAAAACCCGCAGTTTAGCGGAGGAAGCCGGCGATAATTTAAAAGAAGGCGACTATATTCAAATTAAAGGAAGGTTAGTTGAAAACAAATACACGCCTAAATATTTGGAAGGGCGTGTTGATGAAAACGGCAACCCTCTCACTGTTTCCCAAATAAAAATAATCGCTTTTGATTATAAAAATGTTAAATACAGTGAAGAATTTGAAGAGTGGCAATACATCAATTGATAAGTAGTAATAAATTAAAAAAGAAGAGGAAAAACAATGGAAATCAGAAAAATTATGGAAAAAGAAGCAGCATTAGCGTGTATAGAAGATATGAAAAACAAAATTTGCGGGGTTGACCTGGATTCTATTTGTGATGATAAAACAAGCATAATCGGGGGAAACGAAGTAGTTTATAACAAATTTATACAGGCAGTTATGTGCGGACTTGTTTATTACGATGAAGAAAAAGAATGTCTTGTTCAAAAGTTAATAAATCCGGTTAGGGCAGGGGAACTTACAAGAGATACGCTCTATTATAGAAATCATTTAACTTTAGGGGAAATGAAACTATTCAAAGAACAAAAAGAAATGGGCATTGCTATAGAAGCAATCGCCACAGTTGCAGCGTGTCCAAAGCCGTTAATTGAGGCACTTCAAGGGCAAGACCAGAAGATAGCGTCGGCATGCGTCGATTTTTTCTCGTAGTAAGCAGTTTAGTTGCGGTTTATTACGGCGATATATTATTATCCTGCAACTGGGAAACTGTAACAGGGCTTTTAAAACTGGATGTTTTGGATTGTATTTTCTGGGGCAGACGGTGTTATGCAATGAATAAAGAGAATTTTCGGAAGGGTTAAGCGTAAGCGAAACCCGCAAGAGCAAAGAACACGGAGGCGACGGCTTGATTTTGTTAAAAATCATAAGTCGCCAAAGTGTTCGGCGTACCCGAATAATTCGATAAGAGAATTTTAAAAAAGGGTAATACAATGGCTTCAAAAGCATTTAGCGTTTATACTTCATTCAAAGCAAAAGACGGAGTGTCCGGCGTTTTTCAGAATATGAAAAACAAAGCCTCCGATTTTGGCGGCCAGTTAAATAAACTAAAAGCACAATCGCAAGCCGTCGGCGGCGGAATTAAAAAATCCTTTGACATAACAAAGGGGGCGATTACGGGGATAGTTACGGCCGTCGCTGCAGGAACGGTTGTTAATACTCTTAATTCCTGGGTTGATAAGGCTTCCGATTTACAGGAAACTTTAGGCAAAACAAACGAAACTTTCAAGACCGATTCAAATGCGGTTGTTGAGTGGTCAAAAACCTCTATTAAATCAATGGGACTTGCACAACAAACCGCACTTGACACGGCGGCTCTATATGGTGATATGGGAGCCGGAATGGGTATGACAACCAAACGTGCGGCCGAAATGGCAATGAGTTTGACACAATTGTCGGCCGATTTATCTTCTTTTAAAAACGTAAGTCAAGATATAACATCAAACGCCCTAAAAAGTATATATACAGGCGAAACCGAAACGCTTAAAAACCTTGGTGTTGTAATGACGCAGGACAATTTGGAAGAATATGCCGCAAAGGCCGGATTTGGCAAAAAATTCAAAGATATGACCCAAACCGAAAAGATTGAATTACGTTATCAATATGTAATGAATGCAACACGTAATTCGCAGGGGGATTTTGAAAGAACCGGCGGCAACTTTGCAAACCAGTCAAGAATGTTCCAGGAGCAAAGAAAGCAGTTAGAAACAAACCTCGGAAATATATTACTTCCAAAATACAACGCCGTTATGAAGTCTTTAAATACAATCATAACAAAAAACGCTCCGGCGATTGAAAAAGGGTTTTCGGCTCTGTTTAAAAACTTTGAAGAGGGCTTAAAAATATGTTCACCGCTTTTTGAAAAATTTCAGGAGTTATTCAAGAATTTTTCAACAGTTATAATGCCGATATTTCAGGCAAGTATGCCGGTTGTTAAAACGTTATTGGAAAATCTTATTGTGCCGGCGTTAGGGCTTGTGATTGATTCGATAAATAATTTATTTAAAGGAATCAAACTTGCGTATGATATTGCCAAAGGTTTTTACGATTTTGTGAAAAATAACTGGGTCGCTTTGTTGTTTACGCTGCCTTTAATGATAATGGGTGTAGTAGGGGCGTGCAAACTGGTACAAACAGCGATTGACATCTGGCGTCTTAAAATGGCGTTGTTAAAAATGGAAGGCGGTTTGTTGTCGGTTGTGATGAATACAAAACTTGTACAATCGATTACGGCCTTCACGTCAGCCGTTTGGAAGTCGGTTACGGCATTAGCGGCACAGGCGGCGGCGTTTTTTGCTTCCCCGGTCGGTTTGATTACTTTAGCAATAATGGCTTTAGTCGGCGTTGTTATTCTACTATGGAAAAATTGGGATAAAGTAACCCAAAAAGTTAAAGAATGGGCTGACTGGATGACCGGTTCCACTCTTGGAAAAGTTCTTTCTTGTATTTTCCCGGTTCTTGGAGCCGTTGCCCTTTTGATTAAACATTGGGATACTTTAAAAGCCGCCGTTATCAACTGGTGGAATAATACAAAACCGCTACTTATAGAGTTCTGGCAGAAATGTCAGGAAACATTTTTATTTGTAGCGGAATTTTTTAAAGGTCAGTGGAATAAAATCACAACATCGGTTATTAACTGGTGGAATTCCGTTAAATTTTATCTGTCTGTTTTTGGGGCGGTTTGCAAAGAAGTATTTGCCAAAGTCGGCGGATTTATAAAAGAAAATTTTATAAGTATTCTTCTTGCGGCACTCGGCCCGGTAGGTTTTATTATTTCCAGTCTGATGAACCTCCCGTCTATTATCAAACAGATAAGAAGCGGCGGCGGAATAAAAATCACTGGGGCCGGCGGTGAAAATGTAAAAGACATACCAAAATTTAAAGAAAATAAAAACGGAAAAATTGAGGTTGTAACAACAATTGATAATAAAACGGGTTATGAAGCCAAAACAAACACCAAACTTCAAAGCCCGTCAAATCTCAATCTAAAACCGGCTTGATTTTAATATAAAGGAGGCATAATGCCGTTATTAGATACAATACAAGAAACAATCTGGACTTCGCCGAGCGGAGTCCGGTTTGTTATAAAAACACTTGAAAATGAATATAGTCAAAAGCATATAGGGGATATCAAGGAAAATCCGAGAACGTCTATTTCAACAAAAGGTTCAAGCAATAACAAAAAAACATCTGTTTCAACCTCATCTTCCGTAAAACGGGTCGGCGATTCTAACGATACATTTACGGATATGGGAATTAGCGGCCGGAGCCTTACTCTTGATTGCTATTTTATCGGGGATGACCACAATACACGTTCCCGTACATTTAGAAACGCCCTTTGTGAAACCGGTAAATCAAAACTTCAACTTGCTTATGAAGATGAATTTACTGTTAATGTACTTGATTTTAGTGTTAAAAATTCACTTGTTGAAAGAATAAACTGCACAATAGTAACAGTAAATTTTCACGAAACCGCTCCGACAACCTATCCGAAAAGCCAAAAAAGCAAGCAAAAAGAAATTAAAAAAGCCGTTTCAAACGCAAAAGAAAATATTGCGGCAACTGTCGGAAATACCGCTGCCGCCATTGAAGAACCTTCAAGGCTTACTACTTTTACGGGTAATTTCAGGGGAGTTCTTAATAAAATTTCAACTGCCCTTGACGTTGCTTCAAATGTTTCTCTTAATTCGATAATGTCAGATATTTTAGGACAAGATTTAGTTTCAAATGCTTCAACAATAACTTCACAAATAGGGGTTATATTTTCTAAAGCGGCCTTTCTTACTAATCGGGTTAAAAATGTTGCAAACTCCTTTGATTTACCGTCCGATTATTCTTCAACCTTTGGAAGTTGGAATACACTTATTTCAAGTTTAAAAACAACATCGCTTGAAAATGTCGGCGAAAGTGAAAAATATACCCCTGAACAAATTGACGAGTTAAAACTAAACGATTCAATCGCTTCATCGGCAATTATATCGGTTGCGGAATCACTTTTAACAACTGAATTTGAAACAAGAGCCGAAGCGGTTGAAACTGTAAAAAATCTTGTTGATTTAGCCGATGATTGGAACGAGTACGTTGATGATAAAAGTTCTTTAATTCTTGACCTTGAAGATGCGTATATAAGGGACGGCAACGTTGAAGAAATAGTATTATCTGCAGCGAACGAGATACTTGAACAATCATATAAATTAAAAGTTGAACAAACCATAGTTTTAAGCAAAGATACAACACCGATAGAACTTGTTTATGAATATTACAATGAGAATTTCAGGGAAAACCCCGACGAAACTCTGAATTATTTAATAAGAACAAATAATTTGGCGGATGATGAATTCTTTTTGTTGAAAAGAGGACGAGAAATAAAAATTTATGTATAAAGAATATAATAAATCTTCAAATGACACCTGGGACGATATCGCACGACGTGCATACGGAACACCCGAAAAGGGCGGAGATATTGCAAAGATGAATAATAACATTGAAAACGGAAGCGTTCTTGTTCTTGAAGAGGATGAAACCGGTTCCGATGATGTAAAAATAACAGGTGAAATTTATTTAAGATACGGTGAAAATGATTATAATGATTTTTCGGAATGCTCGCTTTATGACGCTATGGAAGCGGTCAAAGGGGCTTCTTTTATATTTAATATTACCGATCTTGATTATGATTTTAATTTTAACGATTCGGTTGTTGTTTGTGATGAGCAAAGTTTATTTTTAAAAGGCCGGGTTGCAAACATTAAACCGTCGCTTACAACTTATGCTAACTGGGTTCAAATTGAAGTTAAATCCCACGCCGGTATTTTAACAGAAACGGTAATGCCCAATCCTTTTGAATTTTCAGACCGTTCAATAAAAGGGGTATTAGAACAGGTAGCCGGATATTATAACCAAAAGATAACATTTTCGAGTGAAGCGGAACTGGAGGAGGTGTTTACTAACGAAATAGGAACATCTTTTACGGCCGACAAAAGCGAAACCGTATGGGAATTTATGCGGCGGGTGTGTCGTTCAAGGGGGCTTTTATTAACGGATACGGGCGACGGGCTTTTTATCGGAAGGTACAAGCCCGAAACAGAAGAAAAACTTAATCTTATAGACGGCGAATGCCTTGGTGTACGTGAGACGAGAGCGGAATTTATAACGGTAGGACTTGGCAGATATTATGAAGTAAATTCACAATACCCGACAACAGATTCGGCAACCGTACAAATTCCGTTACCTGTACCAATAACAAAACGGTATGACTCAAATGATTTTAATTCAATGAGTTTGGAAGATACGGCCCGGCGGATTGCCTGTTCCGAAATTGGACAGCATTTCAAAGTTTACGTTGAATTAAGCGAAAATTTAAGAAAAAAATCCGGGGATTTTGTTGTTGTAAAAAATTCAAAAATCAAAATAAATGATGAAACTGATTTTATCATTGAGGAAATTGAACGCCGGCACCCGGACACAACTCTTCTTACTTTAACCTTGCCGTGTACTTATACTTATGAAATACCGGAAACCCTGCCGCTTTGTACATAGATATACAAGAGAAAATAACCGCCTGTCAAAATTTACACCGTAAATTTTGTACGTTCCCGTTGCTTACGCTTTGGGAACAACGGCGGCATTTCTTGGATTATTCGGGGTGTCGGCGGAGTAACGTCCGACCGACACCTTACGGGCTTGCCTTACGGCATCGCCCTACCGAAAATCCGCAGAACGGTTACGGCTTTTTCGTCTTGCTCAACGCAAGCCGAAATAAGCCTTCACACACTGGAGAAGGAAATGTTTTTAAAAACCAGAATAGCGGAAATTTTTACAAATATTCAGACCCGTTTTTTTGCTACAACTACATTAAAAAATCGTGCTACAAAGATTGTACAGTATAATTCCGGCGGGGATGACTACTGTCCTTGTACAAACGGCGAGGGATTAAGTGAATGTATAGGAGGCAATCCTGCAGACGGGGTGATATTTGCCTGGCGTGATGATGTTTCAAGAAAATCACAACAGGGCGAAAAACGAATTTATTCAATAGCAATCGACCCGGAAACGCTGGAGCCTGTTTTAGATGACGCCGGGAATATGACCGTTGCGGCAGAAATTTATTTGAAAAATGACGGAACCATTGAAGCCACGGGGTCAAAAGATTTAAACATTACGGTACTCGGTAATGCAAATTTAAACGTAACAAATGCTTTGAATATTGATGCCGCTTCTATCGCAAGTTCGGGCGATTGGGTTCATACCGGTAATTTTACGGCTTCACATATCGAGGTCGGCGACGGGGCTTCGGGTTCTTTCGATATAACAACAGCAGAAAAAGGAATTGTAAAATAATGGATATTTTATTGCAAGATAAAGGCGACGGGGCGGAAGTTGTGTTAGCCGGCGGCGACCTTAAAGGGGACGGAACGTTATATAACGCCGTTTATTTATCTCTATTTAGCGGTGATAATTTTTCAAATGCTTATGAAGAATACGAATCAGACAACGAATTTGAAGAGTCTTTGAATTTGCCTATCACAACCCCGAATTTAAAAACTGTAAAAGCGGCCGCAAACAAATCTTTAAAATGGATGATAGATGAAGGGATTGCCGATTCTGTAGATTGTTTTGCGTATGGCGGTCAAAGCGGGAAAATCGAAGTCGAAATTAAAATACAGGAAACTGCAGGAGATAATCAATCTTTTGCTTTAATCTGGGAAAATCAAAAAAAAGTTTTGAAAGCATTATAAGGGGGTTTGAGTGGCTAACTTTACAACTAAAACAATAAAAGAAATTTTTGACACTTTTATTTCAAAATATACGGTTTTAAAAAGTAAATACGGCGATTCATCGCCAATATTAAAAAAATCATTTATCAATACTCTTGGTTATGCTATTGGCGGCATAGCGGCGAATATATGGCAATTAAGCGTTTGGATTTATAAACAATGTTTCCCCCAAACCTGCGAATTGCCGGCCCTCAAATTTTGGGGCGGGTTAATTGATGTTAATTATAATGAAGGGGCAAGTGCGAATCTGGGCATTTTGTTAAACGGAGTAACAGCCCCTTATTTAGTGTCGGGTACAGTTTATAAAGATTTAAATTCCGGCTTGATTTATAAAACCGTTTCGCAGGTCAATTCCGAAAACGGTCAAATTAAAACAACGGTTCAGTGTACAACTTCGGGAAGTATTGGAAATTTGCCCGTAGATACGGTTTTAAATATTGCAAACCCGCTTGACGGAATTCCTTCAACCGCCGTTGTAACAGAAATTAAAATAGAAGGCACGGAAGATGAAGAAATCGAAACTTACAGAAGAAGGGTTCTTTACGGCTTTAAAAACAAAAACGAAACCGGAAGCGTTAAAGATTATGTAAACTGGGCCTTGGAAGTTTCAGGGATTGCCGACGTATTTCCTTATGTTTTAGATGAAGGAGTTGTTACTCTTTATATAGTAGCAAACGGAAGCGGCTTGAACAGAACGCCGTCGGGCAGTGTTACGCCAAACCCGTTTCCTAAATGGGTAAATGGCAATTTTACGGAACTTGAAGGTAGCGGACAATTTTTACAAGTAGCACAATCTATAGAAGGAACGGAATCGGGGGTTCATAACCGCCGTAATGTTATGGCGGGAGTTGATTTAAAAGCCCCGAATTATACCGCCTTTGATGTTGAGATTAACGGCTTAACGGATATTTCATATAATGAAGATGTAAAAAATGCAATCATAGGGGTTTTAGATACAAAGAAGCCGAACATTATTGTTATGGATTACTCTGTTGCAAATTCAAGAATAAATAACCCCGAATTATCTGCAGCGTGTTTAAGTGTTTTAGACGGTGAAACCTTTACTTCTTTTGTATTAAAAAATACCGCCAGAAGCATAATAAATGAAGAATATTTAGGAATCGGCTCTTTGGCTTATTTAAGAACGTTAAAAATCAATGACGATGTTTATTATACAACCGAAACCGACTCAACGGAAAATTTAACGGAGGATACTGATGAACAAAATACTTGAAACGGCGTTCAAAAAACTCCTGGGGAATGGAAGGGCCTTTAGAACCCCCGTCGGGTTTATGTCCGATTTTTTAGATTTACTGGTGTCGCCGCTTGTTGATGTAAAAAAAAGATTATTAAATATAAAATTCACTCATTTTCCTACGGTTAATGTTGATGAAAACGATATTATAAACGGGGAAGAACTTTTCGGAATCAAAGACACAGCAGGAAAATCTTTTGAAGAGAGAGCGGCAAACGTCGAATCGCAATGGTCAAGTTTTGCGGGGTGTCAGACCTTTAAACAAATCGAAAATATACTTCAAAAAAAAGGGTATTCGGTCAGGGTTATTGAAAATATTCCGCAAAATTATAATACCTACGGCGGACGTCTGATAGGTAACGGATTCATACAAACAAATAACGGGAAAGCCGACCCGATAACAATAAAAAACGGTAAATATTCATTTATAGTACAATCCGACAACTATTTTGATGAGAATGAATTTCAAAAAATTGTTGAAGATATTGTAAAAAACAAGCCCGCTCATAATGCTGCCTATTTTATCCCCAAATTTTTACGAAAAAAAGATATACATAATGTTTTAACAAAATCACAAATGCAGCAGATACAAAAATATAAATATTGCGATTGTAGGAGGTCAAATGGCTGATAATTATACAGAAAACAATTATACTGAAAATCTTGATTTATTTATAACCGATATGGAAGCCGACGGGGATGATTTTTTTGATTTTGAAAGAGATTTAAATGAAAACTTTGAAAAAATCGACGAAGTTATCGCCGGGCTGCTTAACTTATCGAATATAAGCGATGAAGCAATAGACTATATAAGAGCCGTAACGGACGGGTTATATACCCCGGTTGATTTATCGGTTAAGCACGCCAATGAAATCAATACAAATTATGACGGTGATGTGTGGGCGTGGATTAAAGCAAGGATTCAAGCCGCTAATTATTCCGGCATTCACATAGGCGATTATATCCCCGTAACTCTGACAGGCGGAACAATCGGCGGAAGTTTTACGGTTGCCGCAAATCAGCAGCATAAAATGGTTGTTGTGGGTATCGATACATATTACGGCTGGGGCGATACGGTTATCCCTCATCATATTGATTTTATTTCAAAAGACACCCTTGAAACTTGTTCAACCTGGAATGACGGCAATACAAATAATGGTACAGCGGCACAGCAGAACCCGTGGTTATCCTCTAAAATTTATGCTATTTTAAACGGTGTTAATAACTACTCAACAGCCGCACAAGGTAATCTTGCACACGGAATGAATTGTTCATCCGGTGGGGTTTTGCAAATGTTGCCGCAAGCGTGTCAAAATGTTTTAATCCAAAAAAGAAACTGGATGGAAAAACAATACAACGCTTCTAAACAAGTAAATTATCCGAGCGGTTATGATTGGGTTGATATGGGTAAATTGTGGGTTCCGCATGAAGTCGAAGTTTGCGGTTATCAGCCAAATTCTTACAACAGGTCAAACGATTCAACCGCCAATATTGACAACTTAACCCGTAATATGACCCGCCAATATCCGTATTTTATGTATAATTCAAGAGCAAAGGTCGGAGCAAATACACAAGTACGCTCAAACTATTGGTTGTGTTGTCCTTCCGGCAATACAGCGACTTACGTCTGCCATGTGACCGGCACCGGTCGTGTCACCCAGAACGCTGCCACGTATACGTACGTTTCGGCGTGCTTCGGCTTTCGAATAGGTTAATCTGCGTGAGCGGGAGTGTCGGCTCTGCCGTAAACTCATTTCCGCAATCTTTAATCCGCCCGCCGGGAGTGCGGGCGGGGTAGG